GTCGAGCCAATCTACAAAAAAAATTACTGGGACCGCGTCAAAGGCGATGACCTACCAGCTGGCCTTGATTTGTGTGTATTTGATTTTGGCGTTAATGCTGGTACTGGCCGTGCTGCAAAGTATCTTCAGACAATGATTGGTACAGTTGCAGATGGTGGCATTGGTCCCAATACTCTAAAAGCTCTAGCATTATATGTTGAGTCTGAGGGCGTTGAACAAACAATTAGAAATTATCAAGCTGCACGTCAAGAGTATTATGAGTCATTATCAACATTCGAAACATTCGGTCGTGGATGGACTAGAAGAGTTGATGAGACTACAAAGATGGCTATTGAGATGATATAGAAGTATGAAAGTTTTATTAAGTTATTATGGATTTTATATTAGCAAATAAAAAATCATCCTATATACAGGTGAAGAGCCGAGGTGTGAGCCCCGACTCTTTACTTATTAACATAGGAGACTAATATGAAAAAACTAGCCTTAGTAGTATTTAGTGTATTACTATCAACTTCAGCATTTGCTCGTGAACAAATTCAAATTGTAGGTTCATCTACAGTATATCCTTTTGCTACAATCGTTGCAGAAAAATTCGGACAACAAGGTAACAAAACTCCAGTAATTGAATCAACCGGTACAGGTGGTGGTATGAAATTATTTTGTTCTGGTATTGGTACACAACATCCAGATGTAACTAATGCATCTCGTGCTATTAAATCATCAGAAAAAGAACTTTGCGCGAAGAATGGTGTTACTCCAGTTGAGTTTGCGGTAGGTAATGACGGTGTAGCATTTGCACAAAACAACAGCTCAACTCCAATGAATATTGGTATCGAGCATATTGCTGCAGCATTAGCAGCTGAGCTCAAAGAAGGTGAAGCTAACCCTCTTAAAACATGGGCAGATGTCGATGTATGGGTTGCAAAGCAAACTAAGACTCCACAAATTGGATTACCGAATCGTCCAATCAGTGTAATGGTTCCACCACCAACTTCAGGTACACGGGACGCAATGGGTGAATTGTTTATGAAAAACGGTTGGAAGAAACTTGGTTTAGAAGGCAAGGGTTATAAGTCTTTGCGTGAGGATGGTGCTGCCATCGAAATGGGTGAAAATGATAACTTGATTATTGAAAAATTAGTAGCCGACAAAGATATGTTTGGCGTCTTTGGTTATTCATTCTTTGATCAGAACCGTGATAAAGTTCAAGCATCAAAGCTGAATGATGTTGAACTTACTTTCGAAAACATTTCATCATATGCATATCCAGGTGCACGTCCATTATACTTCTATGTTAAGAAAGAGCATGTTGGTGTCATTCCTGGCATTAAAGAATTTATTAATGAGTTTATAAGTGATAAAGCACTATCACAAGATGGTTATTTGTTCCCAGCAGGACTTGTTCCATTGAGTGAAGCTGATCGTGCAAAAGTAGATGCTGCGCGTGATTCACTTTAACAGTTGATTTTTTATAAGGGTGACTATATAATTATATAATGAATGAATTCTTCTATACAAATGTGAATCGTATTGGTAATGATATCCTTGTACGTGGTTACAAGGATGGTAAACGAGTAAAGGGCAGAGTGGAGTTCAAACCCACTCTGTTCATACCTACTAAAGAACCTACCAAATATAGTACTATAGATGGTAAACAGGTTGGTGCAATTCAACCTGGTACTATGCGTGATTGTCGCGACTTTGTAAATAAATACAAGCATATTGATAACTTTGAGATTCATGGGAATCAAAACTATGTTCACCAGTACATTGGGGCTACATGGCCTGGCCTTATTGAATTTGACCGCTCTCGCGTTAGGGTTACTACTATTGACATCGAGGTCCAATCCGATCAAGGTTTTCCTGAGCCTGCTGATGCTCTGCATCCTGTTACTGCTATTACAACTAAAGACAACATTGACGACATCTTCTACTGCTGGGGATGTGGAGATTACGATCCAAAAATCTCAATAGTTGATAATGCTCATATCAAATATATTAAGTGCGACGATGAGAGAGATCTCTTAACAAAGTTTATTGATCATTGGTATAATAACTATCCAGATGTTATTACTGGATGGAACTCTCGTATGTTTGATATGGTATACATTGTCAATAGATGTGTACGTATGCTTGGTGACAAGTATATGAAGAAGCTTTCTCCATGGGGTATGGTTAATGGAAGTGAGATTGTTATTGCAGGTAAATCACATCAAGTATATGATGTGTATGGTGTGCAGCAATTAGACTATCTTGACCTGTTTCGGAAGTTTGGTTATACTTATGGTACTCAAGAATCTTATCGATTAGATAATATTGCTCATGTTGTTCTTGGTGAACGTAAATTAGACTATTCTGAGTTTGGAGACTTGATGGGTCTCTATAAAGCTGACTATCAAAAGTTTATCGACTATAACGTCAAAGACGTGCAGCTTGTTGATAGACTAGAAGATAAACTTGGCCTTATTACTCTATGTATGACTGTTGCATATAAAGGTCATGTTAACTATTCAGAAGCATTTAGAACTGTTGGTGTCTGGGATGCTATTCTGTATAACTACTTCCTTGAAAAGAATATTGTAATACCTCCTAAAGAGAGTGGTCATAAAGATAGACAGATCGAAGGTGCTCATGTTAAAGATCCTCAAGTAGGAATGCATGATTGGGTTGTTTCTTTTGACTTAAACTCTCTGTACCCTCATATTATGATACAGTATAACTTATCACCTGAGACTGTCTTAGATGAGCAAGTACCTAATGTAACCGTAGATGAATTACTTGAGAAGAAACCTTATACTTTTAACGATAATCATATTATGACTGCTCGTGGTAATTTGTTTAATAAAAATAAAAAGGGTTTGATTCCTACTATCGTTGAAAGCTACTATAATGAGAGAACTGTCTTTAAGAAGAAGATGCTTGCTGCTGAACAAAAGCTAGTGAAGACAGATAAGTCTGATAAACATGCTGTATATCAACTAGAGAAAGAGATTGCTACTCTAGGTAATCAGCAGATGGCTATTAAGATTCTTATGAACTCTCTTTATGGTGCTACTTCAAACGAACACTTCCGTTACTTTGATCAACGAATTGCTGAGTCAATTACTATGACTGGTCAGTTAACTATTCGTTGGGCAGAGAAGAAGATTAACGCTTATATGAATAAAGTTCTAAAGACTGAGAATGAAGACTATGTAGTTGCTATTGATACTGACTCTCTTTATATACGTATGGGTGACCTTGTTAACAAAGTTAATGCAAAAGATCCTATAAAGTTTCTTGATAAGGTTGCTACTGAGAAGTTAGAACCTTTACTAGCAGAAGCTTATGAAGAGTTAAGAGAATACATGAACTGTGCTGAACAGAAGATGGTTATGGCTCGTGAAGTAATTGCTGAGAGAGGTATATGGACTGGTAAGAAGCATTATGTTCTCAATGTATGGAATAATGAAGGAGTGCAATTTGAGGAACCTAAACTTAAAATTATGGGTATTGAAGCTGTACGTAGCTCGACACCTGCTGTTTGCCGAGATCTCATTAAGGATACGGTTAAAAAAATTCTGGTATCAAGTGAAAAAGAAATCCAGACTCTTATATCTGAAGAGCGTAATAATTTTAGACAATTACCAGCGGAAGATATTGCGTTCCCTAGGTCGGTAAATAACTTAGATAAATATACCGACAAGTCTTTAATCTATAGAAAAGGAACCCCTATCCACGTAAGAGCTGCCTTGCTTCATAACTATCATATTGACAAGTTACAGCTAGGTATGAAATATGAGAAGATTTATTCTGGTGAGAAGATTAAATTCTTATACTTAAAGAAACCTAATCGTTTGTATGAGAACGTTGTTGCGTTTAAGAATGTGATACCTGAAGAGTTTAATATTAGAGACTTTGTTGATTATGATTTGCAGTTCGAAAAAGCCTTCGTGGAACCAATCAAGACTATTCTAGATGCGATTGGATGAGAAGTAGAAAAGAGAGCAACATTGGAGGATTTTTGGTCGTGAGAGAAATACCTGAAGAGTATATGCATTATGACTTTGGCTTTACCGGTGTATCGGAAACCGAGTATAAGAGTCAAATTACAAATGTAGAACAGCAAGTAAAAACAGAATCAGCTCAACAGATTCAACAGATTGAATATGAAAAAGATAAAATTCAATCTGAATTATCTGAAAAGATCGAAGACCTTGAAAAGAT